CCTGCCAGATAATCCTCTGCCTCGTGTAGAGCGCTGTGGTAAAACTTTGCCGCTTTGGTTAAAGATTCTCTCTGCGATATTGATTGCTTCACGAAATTCAACTCCTTCTTTCTGCATAATTATAGCATACCCATCGCCCTTCATCTGACAAGCGAAGCAGCAGAAAGCGTTATCGTCTCTAGTTGCTGATGCAGATGCGTGACTATCATCGTGGAAAGGACACTTCATTCCAAACCACCCACGACGTTCTGGAACTCGTGCACCATAGTGCTCAAGTATGACTGCGATATCGGGTTTATCGTATTTCATTATTCGTCCATGTCTGTATTGTTAATACTTAACCAATCGAGGTAAGTGTACACCATCATCGAGCCTTCAATGCAAGTTTAAGTAGTTCTATCCATACACGTGCAGGCATGGTGCAGTACCAATCAAGAGGGTTCCCCTTGCCCTTTCGCTTGTGCCACACCACGCCTGTCCACGCATTGTCATTGGTCATTTCGACCTTTAACTCTTCTAACCAACCAGCCAAATCCATCTTAGCATGGTTCTTTATCTCAATGGTAACTCCTGGGATTCCAGAGATGTCACCTTTGTCGAGGGTCGCGCCAGCAAGTCTGCGGTCAGCGTAGATGAAACCTTCCTCCTTGAGAGAGGCTACTACGTCTCGCTCTGCACCTGAACCTTTAGCCTTGGCAGCGCGACCACCCATTATTTAGTACCAGCCGTTACGATTGTGGAAGGCTAGTGCCTTCGATGGAGTATCATATCGGTGTTGGATATATTTCAATCCTAATTCAATCTGACGTGCCATAGGTGTACCTTCATCCATCTTTAATAGTTGAGGTATGCCATAGGCTGATGAACGTGGGTTATTCGCTGTATAATCCCAGCGAGATTCTCTATCCCACAAAGTAAAGAGTGCTTTCCACTCATGATGACTTTGGTATCTTGCAAGCACTTCTTGTTTACCAAGTTGCTTAGCGCGTTTCTTCATCTCTCTTAAAGACACGAAGTTTAGATTCTTGCAAGTGTCAGTTGCTCCAATAATCGCTATTTGAGTCCTGTGGAACATCGCACCCACAGCGTGAGGCAAAGTTCCCACAAAGACTACAGCAGCCATTATCCAAGCGTATGTTGTCAGTTTCATTATTACTCCTCAATTGGCGCGGTTGCCTGTGTTCCACAGTCAGCACACTCCATATCTAGAAAATACATACTGATAGTACCATACTCATCGAATGATACTTTCAGGTTCCATATGAAACTCCCACAGATGCATATAGTGGTAGGTTCACCACGTATATCCATCGCCCTTGTATAATCTGGTTTTAGTTCGGTTATATGTTTAGTCATCATCTTCCCACTCATCAGGGTCTACATCAACTGTAGGAAGCCCCCAATTAGGGTCTGGTATGATTGGGTCAAAGATGCTCATTTCAACCTCTCAGAGATGTCAGAGACATCCATATATTCAGGGTTAAAGTTTAACCAATAGGCAGTATTGCCTGATGGGTCTGCCTTTCCGTACCGATTCTTCACTGGTGCTACAGCGATAAAGCCAGGAGCATCAGTACCCACAGTACAGATTAAAGCAGGTAACTGTGCAACCATGCCCTGCAGAGCAGAGCGTGGCTGACACGGTGTACCTGTGTAGGACTCCTTCGTGTGATGAAGTACTACAACAGCAGCATTAGTATCTCTTGCGAGGTACTTGAGTTCTTTCAGAGTTGAGCGCATGTTCGCAAACTCTTCTCCCCCATCATTAGCGATATCCATAAGGTTATCAATAACAATGAGAGTCGGCGAACAGCCCCACAACTCCTCGAAGGCAGATACCTCTTGGTCAAGGTCATCAAGCGTTGGGCTTGACTCGAATGACCAAAAGATATGCCCCGAGTTCTCGTTAATGGTCTTACGACTACCAGCAACATCAGTCTCAAGCAAGTGTTCTGCATCAGTCTGAGGCTTGCCAGTAATCATAGACAGCAGGCGCATAGCCATAGTGTGAGCATTGGTATCAGCACTCACGTATAATGTTGGAACCTTGGCACGAAGTGCAAGGGCTAAAGCAACGGAAGACTTGCCAGCACCAGGTGTACCAGCAATCATCGAAATTTCGGCACGTCGAAATACGATTTTATTGATATCAAAGGTACGAAAGACAGTTGGAAGCGGTTCGCCACCAATGTCCTTCGAGCCTACGGCGCGGGCAAGTGTTCTCATTATCTAGTCCTTTTTCCACATCTTGTACAGTAGATAGTTGCAGTTGTTAATGAACTATAGTAACTATGTCCAAAAAATTTGCATATCCACATTGATTAGAAACTATTCCAATCTGCGTCACCTCGGCGAAGCCATACTGGCTCGCATTGGTCTGGAGTTCCCTTAGGTGAAGGGCACATATATGCCTTCCATGGTCCCTTGGCTCCTGAACCTGTACGCTGCGACATTACACCATGCTTACAGGTCTTGCCCACTGGACCGACTGTAGAAGCAGTTTGTGTTGGATGTGCAGTATGGTCCACTTGTGTGTTAGGAAAGGCAGCACGGATGTTCTCGGTTGCCTGTCCTAGATTAGATGGTGCGCCTGAAATAGACTTACCCATCTCTGTTAGTAGGTCTTGTGATTCTGTCACACCTACCACTGATTCAAGCGCCTCACAGAAGCCTGCGTAAGTCTCAGATGCGACTACGAAGATTCTTCCGTCAGGTAACTTGCTACTGACTTGGAAATTACCAGTCATTGGTTTTTCTCCTTTTCTTGTTCATGGTTGAACCCTATGTTGTCCCAAGCATCTACCATATCATCAATGCTTCTCAGCACTGGAACGATGCTAGTTAGAAACGTGTCCATTGACATACTTGCAGGCAGATGATACACCACATCGACCACAGTTGGACAAGTTAGGCAGGAAGATTGTTTCTTTCCTAGCCCTATCAAAAGTATTAAGAATATCTTCTACGCGTTCAGGGTGCAGATTGTCAAGGCTCCATAGAGTCACATGACCAGTACGTGCATCCCAGAAGCCCGCTCTGGAGACGGAAATCCCTTGCTTCTGCAGAGCCCACGCATAGACTGCTAGTTGCAAAGGATGCCTCTGGGATGACGCACCTGTTTTGATATCGAGGAGCACCCGATTCCCCTCGAAATCTACCATAACGCGGTCAATTGCCATCTTGACTGTCGCGTCATCTATATCGATTTCGTACTGCTTTTCAATAAAATCTTCGTAGACTGACCAGTTCTTGCGGAACTCAATCCACTTATCTAGCATGTAGATGCCCTCACCATACCACCATGACATGTCTTCGCGCTTGGCGAATTGCCAGTGTTGCATGTCACCATGGAGTGCTTCATCTTCGGCTACTTGGTCATACCAGACCTTGTTCCAAATGTCTTCAGAAGTGCCACCCTCAAGGTCATATACTTCAGTGGCTTTGTGGACGGCAGTACCGCCAGTGAACCATACGGCATGAGGCTCTGATACGCCTTCAACCTTGGTTAGATAATACTTCCAGCCACATTCTTGCCAAGTGCTGAAAGAGGAATAGGAAATATGCTTAGGTAATTCGTTCATGGTGCGATTGTATCACAGTCATGGGATTCTTCGTAGTTGAATTCGCAGTAGTAACAACCAGCGAACATATCGCACTTCTTACAGAAGTAGCGGAATTGGCTTTCCCCACAGCAGTAATGCTGCTCATCGAGGATGTAGTAATGCTTGTTTGAGTCGATTATCTTGTTCATACTCTAGACCCTACCATACGGGTTTCTTAAAACGCTGCCTGAATCCAGATTTTAAGAAACGCCCCCCTACCCCCCAAAAAAAAGATTGGTGGTTCAGGGAGTTGGATTCAGACGTTGCCGTCATCCTTCATTTGAAGTTTCCGCCCCACGGTTTCCCGCACGAATATGGTACAGTATGGGTATGGAAAAGCGCATCTTGAATAAATGGCTAATTGCTGGGCGAGCCCCTGGCTTTGCCATAGGGTTTAATATTAGCAGATACAGTGTTGGGATTGAACTAGGGTTCTGGTATATCGGGGTGGAGTTCTAATGGCTACTTATGAGTACGAATGTCCTGGCGATGGTCAGATAGTAACTATCACCAGGTCAATGACAGAACCAGAGGGCGAGTATGACTGCCCTATCT